TCATGCTTGTTTTTGCATAGTTTCTTTCATTTTTAAAGAAATCCTGTATTGATCGGCATCAGGAACTTCGACAAATTCTACGGTTTTATCAAAATTATTTTTGACAACATCTTTAATTTCATCCAGAGAAACTTTAAAAAATTCTCTTCGTTGGTTTACAAGATTTAATTTTCGATCTTCAAAAGCTTTATGTAATTTTGCTTCCAGAGCTGGAGCATCTTCTGAAAATATCATAGCATGTACATCAAATTTGAAAGGAACAGAAGCATCACCAAGTTCATCAACTCGTTCCTGAGGATTTAATCTTCGTGTCATTCCGATTTTATATATTCCTTCGCCAAATGATCCAATGTTAGAAATTACATATACATATCCAGCTTTTTGGTTAGCTTCTCTATAGTCGATATTTTTGATTTTGGTATCAATGTCAGATAAAGACTGTATAATTTCCTCTTTCTTTTTATTTAAATCTTCAGTATCTTCATCAGAAGAAGAGGATAATTGCTTATTAATATTAGAAAGGGCCTGTTCATAATGTTTACGTTCTTTATCAATATTTTTGCGTTGTTCCTTAAGTTCTTTTTGCAATCGTGCTTCTTCACGTTGTTGGGCTCTTAATTCGGCTTTTTCTTCTTTCTCACGTTGCTTTTGAATCTGATATTCCAATGATAATTGAAGCTCTTGGATTTTTAGATCATAATAGTCAGAAGTTATGGAAATAGCCATTGTTACTCCTAATTTAGCAATTGCATTAAAGCTTCGTTCCATTTTTTTAACAGAGGAATTGTAGTTATTGTATTTTATCTTATTAATAATTTCATCGCACTCACTGTTAAATGCACGGAGCAATAGTTTTTGCATGTCCTTTATCATTTTGCGTCCTCTGACGACACTTCCATTGACTTGCCAGTCGGCACTACCAGATACCGCAGACCCGTCTTTGATCATGGCTTTTTGCATATTGCGTATATTCGTAAGTTCTGCTTTATAAGAATCCGCATTAAGAAAAGAATATCGCGGTTCATATAATCCAAAGTCTTGAACTAAGATTTCATCAGAAAATGTGATTATAGATTTCTTTAGTCCTTTTATGGTTGATTGTAACTCATTAATTTCATCATTGTATGCAACAATAAGTGATTTTTGTTTAGTAATTTCAGACATATATTTGTCATATTGTTCTTTTAATTTTTGTTCCTGTATTATTTTTTGATGTGCAAATTCAACCTGAGATTTAGCAAGTTGCTTTTTTAATGATTCTAGATCTTGCATTTCTGGAGTGAGTAATGATTCCAATTTAGCTTTTTCGATTTCAAGATTAGCAATTGTTTTTTTGCATTTCTAAATTAGAATTTTCTAATTCCTGAATCTTATCATTTAATTCGTTGTTTCCAAATATTGAATTTAATAACCCCATTACGTTCCCTTCATTTTGATTTTAATCTTAACTTAATTAGTTTCTCAGTGTACCCAAGAGCGAGTGCAATTTGTTCAGTTGTATATTCTTGAAATTCTAGAATTGTTTCATCTGATACTAACAGCTCCATAGCGAACAGATCGGCTTCTTTTTCATACTTTGTTGTATTAAATCCGGTATATGTATCCATGAAGAGAGCGTTAGCTTTTTTATGTAGTAACATATGTCCTAATTCATGTGCACAGACAAGAATCTGTTCATGTTCTGGAAGAGAATCATCAATATAAATAATGTTATTTCTTTGGAAATATTGATAAAATCCTCTGACACCCTCAAGTGGCACCGGCACAAGGATAACATTTAGCCCTTTGATGATCTCAAAGGGATTTCTTGTTTTATGTTTCTTGACAAGCGAATTTACAATCTTTTTTATGTCCATTCACATCAGTCCTTTTTATATTTTTTAGGTGTGTATTTTTCCTTGTTCTTTTTCTTTGCCATCTCCATACCAATTTCCATTGCATTTAGAATAGACTCGATTGCTTCGGGAGAAGCAGGATCACCATCGAACATTAATCCTTCTTGGGATGTTAGTTTGTCCTTGGTCTGCTGTAGGATTTCTTCTATTTGTTTTGAGTCTCGTTTATTTAGTTCTGGTTGATTTGATAGAGCGTCATTTTTCTCTGCTTCCATAGCTTTGGCTATCAAGAAGGGATCACCGTCGAAATGTTCAGCGACATCGAGCCGCGAAGAATTTATAACATCATCTTCCCAAGTGTCCCCCATAAGTTCTGAAGGTTCAACATTTAATGCGTCCGCAAAGGCTTCTATTTTTGATAAAGGCAAATCTACTTCACCTTTTTCAATTTTTGCAATGGATGATCGACTCGTGTAACCAGTCAACTTAGCAAGTGTATCTTGAGACATTTTATGTTCGATTCTAAATTTTCGAATATTCCTATATAGATCAATCATTTAGTCACCGCCTTTCTGATATTAATATACCATGAGTGTGAAAGAATTTCAACAAAATTATGAAAAAGTGTTGACGGATATTCACGCTAGTGTTATATTATGAGTGTGATTAAAATTCAACAAAGAAAGGAGAAAAAGAAAATGGTCGATATGAAAGCCTTGACTGATAAGATTAATGACTCTGGAATGAGCTTTAAAGCAGTGGCTGAAAAATCTGGAATGCTCAGAGAGACATTGTATAACAGGTTAAAGGGATTAGGTGAATTCAAGGCCTCCGAGATTTCGTCATTACAAGCAACATTACATCTAACTACAAAAGAAAGAGACGAAATTTTTTTTAAAAAGAATAGTGAATTAAATTCAACAAAAAATCAAAATAAATAGGAGGGAAAAGAAAAATGGAATTAGAATCGTTTAAATCAGAAGAATTTGGTTCTGTAAGAACAGCTACAATAAACGGCGATGTAATGTTTGTTGGTAAGGATGTAGCAGGGATTCTCGGCTATACAAACACACCGAAGGCCGTAAGAGATCACGTTGATGAAGAAGATAAGCTGACCGAACGAATCGTTCTGTCAGGTCAGAATAGAGAAGTAATATTTATCAATGAATCAGGTCTTTACAGCTTAATCCTTTCAAGTAAGATGCCGAATGCGAAGAGATTCAAGCATTGGGTAACAGCGGAAGTATTACCACAGATCAGGAAACATGGGATGTATGCAGTTGATGAACTGATTGATAATCCAGAAATGGCAATCAAAGCCTTTACAGCTCTTAAAGAAGAGAGGGAAAAGAACAGATTGTTGCAGGAGAAAAACGAACGTATGAAGCCACAAGCAATTTTAGGACATGCGATCACAGCTGCAAATACATCGATTCTGGTCGGAGCATTAGCTAAGATTCTAAAACAGAATGGAGTGGAGACCGGACAAAGAAGACTGTTTGAATGGCTGAGAAATAACGGTTATCTGATTAAACAAAAGGGGAACGACTGGAACATGCCAACTCAAAAAAGTATGGATATGGGACTTTTTGAAATTAAAGAATCGGTCCATATTGATGGAAATGGATGTAACAGAATTACTCGTACTCCAAAAGTTACAGGAAAAGGACAGCAGTACTTTATCAATAAGTTTTTAGCTGCGGAGTAAAAGAAGGTGAGAGATGATTGACGGAAATGGATTAACTAAAAAAGACATCCATTGCATGGCAAGGATCATTCAGAGCTCTGTATTTGCAAAAGGACAGATATTCTATGGGTGTCAGTATTGTAAATACTGGAATGATGGTTGCGAAGAATATGTAAATTCTAAAGCAAAGAGTGGAGAATTTCACTACGATGTGATTATGAAAAAGCTCCAGCAGATCACAGGATTAGATATGGGTCTAAATGCAAGTAATCTGCCAGAGAAATTCAAAGAACGATCTACCAATCAATAACTCGTTCAAAGGATTTTTCAAAAGGGCATTGGTGGTTGCATGAATAGTTATCAGAACATTGAATGCCAACAAGAACGGCTTGTTCTGGATTTCCACCACATTGCTGAACTAATTGATATGTAAGCTTAAAATCACAAAATTTGTTTAAATGATCGCAATACTTTGAACCACTTAAGTATTTAAATTGTTGCATAATATCTCCTTTCTATGATTACTCGGGTGTGCTAGCACCCTGTAATTAAATTATAGGAGATAGGATAAAAAGAAACAAGCAGATTAGCCAGATAGCTCTGTTCTCTGTCCGAAGTAATATTGCTGAACGACAGGATAAAAAAGAAAAAAACTACTCCCCGACAAAGTATTTTTTTGTTATGAAAAATTCTTCATATAAGTTTAAAAATAACATTCATAACTTCGGACGGAGAGCAGAACTATCTGGTTCTAAAAAAGAAAAAGAAGGTGATAGGAATGGGAGATAGTCCAGAAGCAACATATAAAATCGGAAATGCAACTGTTCGGATCCATGGAAAAATAGATCCGGATAAGCTCAAAGCAGCAACGGTTGAGTTTTTGAAGAGTGCTGAGAGACAAAAGAAATCCAAAAAAACTTGTAGAGAAAGGAGCATAAATGGCAACAGCAATAGTATTTACACTTTATGTATTAGTTAGTATGATCATTTGTTTCGTTTTTTCTAAAACAAAGATTGGGAAGAAAACAATGAAATGGATGCTTGATAAGCTAACAATGAAATGAAATGAAAGGGGGCGAAAAAAATGATTGACGAGAAGATATTGCTACAAGAGTTGGATGAAATGATTAAGATTCAACAGAAATCTGTTGAGCGAGCAGAGCAGGGATCTAATGAAGCTGTTGTGTATTTAGAGTCCAGAGAGCTCGCAGCATACATGAAAGTAAGAAACCTGATAAAAGAAAAAAGTGCCCACGGAGCGGCAACTCCATTAGGCACACAGTTAAATAGACAAAAACAGTATAACACAGATTGTCAGAAAAGTGAAATCAGAAAAATAGTAACTGAGATCTTTGATCTATCTTTGCGACTGCAAGAAATGACAGATGGAACTATAGATTGGATAGATTGGCGAGAGCCAGGTGTTCCGTGCGTATGCGTCGAATATCATGGAGCCACCGCAGTGCTAAGCGTTAAGATCTGGGAAAATGGCTTTAGTGCAGAACAGCGACCAGATTACAGTACAATGCTGTTCCTGGATAATCGAAACTGTATGATCGAAGCAGGGTATCTGAAAGAAAAATTGATGGGATTATTAGAAGAAAGCGGGAAAGAACAATGACAAAAGAATTTTTATTAAACTGCGATACAAAAATAGCAAAATCTATTGCATGTACAGCAGCGAAACATGACGATGAACACTTTGATATTACAAAAGAAGTAGCTACTGATGTTGTTCGTACAATTACGGAAAGCATAATGCCTATTTCTGAATTAACAGCGCCATATGTAGTAGCGGCTTTGAGATCTTTGGCGAATGGTATAGAGGAAGGGATGGATCCGTTGGATAAAGAATATGCAAAAGTGTTGCAGATTCTAATGGGACGAATCCAGTTCAAGAGAGAAGTAGAAAGGGTATAAACAATGAAAGAAGATAGATTGCTGATCAGTCGTGAAGCATACGATGAATTAGCCGCATCTTATGAAAGGGTTGAAACTCTTGTCCGGTTATATAAGGCTGGACAGGATCTTGATACAAACCTGATCTTTCAGATCTTAGGGATCGGGTATCTATTAAACAAAGAAGAATTAGGAGGACATAACAATGGAGATCACAGTAAACGTAACAGGGCTTGACAATCTGGCAAATGCCATCTTTGCACTGGCAAAGGCCGCAGGAAACTGCAAAGAGGAAACACAGGTAGATGCAACAAAGGTAACACCCGCAGTACAGCAGGCAGTCGCACCAACGGCAACAACTACAACAGTGCCGAGCACACCACCAGTACAGAATATACAGCCCGTACCAACAACACAGACTGCACAAGCGGCGCCCGTGGCACAAAATACAGCACCCGCAGCTAGTCCGGTGCCGACCGCCACAGCAACCCCTACATATACAATGGAACAGTTAGCAGTCGCAGCGACAGGTCTGATCGATGCCGGAAAGATGCAGGATGTCCAGAATACGCTAGCGTCTTTAGGTGCACAGACTCTGATGGATCTGCCACAGGAGAAATATGGGGAGTTTGCATCTGCGATCAAAGCGATTGGGGCGGTGATCTAAGATGGCGAAGAAAAGAAAACATGCTTTGTTATCAGCAAGCGGAGCGGTGCAGTGGATCCACTGTACGCCCTCCGCAAAGTTGTGTGATGAGCTTCCAGATACGGAGAGTTCTTATACCAAAGAAGGAACACTGGCACATGAGATCTGTGAGTTAAAACTGACAGCAGATTCTTTAAAGACTGGAACTTATACCAGAAGAATGAACAAGATCAAAAAGAGTGAACTGTATCAGGAAGAGATGCAGGGATTCACAGATCAGTATGTTGACTATGTGGAGACACTTAGCAACAGTCTTCCAGAAAAGCCATATATGGCAGTGGAAAAAAGAGTTGAGTTTGATGAGTACGTGCCGGATGGATTCGGTACTGCAGACTGCATCCTGATCTGTGGATCAGTCATGCATGTGATTGATTTTAAATATGGAAAAGGTGTCCCAGTAAATGCAGGTGGGAATCCGCAGATGGGATTGTATGCACTAGGAGCATTAAAGGCTTACGGATTTTTGTATCCGATCGAGGACATTTTTTTTCATATCGTGCAGCCAAGACTCAATAACTTTTCCACATGGAAAACGAACAAACGAGAGCTGACAACATGGGGCAATGTCGTAGTCAAACCGAAAGCTGAATTAGCTTACAAAGGAGAAGGAGAGTTTCGTTCCGGGGAACACTGCAGATTCTGCAAAGTCTTAAACTGCAGACAGAGAGCTTATGACAATCTGGAACTTCTGGAAACCTATGAAACAAAACTTCCACCGGAGCTTTCAGACGAAGAGGTGGGAGAAGCCCTTGCAAAAGCAGAACAGTTGGTTGCCTGGCATAAAAAATTAAAGTCCTATGCACAGACAAAACTGATCGATGGCGGAGAGATCCCAGGATGGAAGATCGTTGAAGGCAGAAGCAATCGTATGATCACAGATTACGAGAAGATGGCAGATGTCTTGGAACTGAACGGTTTCCCGAAAGAAACTCTGTATGAAAGGGCACAGCTTACCCTGACAGATCTTGAAAAGATGGTCGGAAAGAAAGACTTCCAGATGATTTGTGGAGAGTTTATCCAGAAGCCAAATGGAAAGCCAACACTTGCACCGGAATCCGATAAACGTCCGGCTTATAACCCGAAAACAACAGCAGCAGAAGATTTTAAATAAAAGGAGTAAAAAACTATGAGTAATACAAAAGTAACAACAGGCGAAGTAAGATTTTCATTTCCACACGTATTTCAACCACATGCTAACAATCCAGGACAGGAAGAAAAATATTCTGTGACGATCCTGATCCCTAAGACAGACACAACAACGATCAATGCGATCCAGGCAGCAATGCAGGCTGCAGCACAGGAAGGTGTCTCTACAAAATTCAACGGACAGATGCCAGCAATGCTGAAGAATCCGATGCATGATGGAGATGGAACAAGACCAAACGGAGAGCCATTCGGAGAAGAGTGTAAAGGACATATGGTCATGACAGCATCCAGTAAACAGAGACCGGAAGTTGTCGATATAAACTGTCAGGCAATCTTAAATCCTGCAGAAGTATATGCCGGATGCTACGGAAGAGTTTCCTTAAACTTTTTCCCATATAACACAAATGGAAACAGAGGTGTTGGATGCGGACTGAACAATGTCCAGATAACAAGAGAAGGTGATCCATTAACAGGAAGAACAACAGCAGCGGAAGACTTTGGACCAATGCCACAGGCAAATGTCCAGACCACAGCAGTTCCGCAGATGAACACACAGGCTGCAGCTACACAGCAGAGTGTGAATCCAGTCACTGGAATTAATCCAATCACGGGGGCTCCGATCAATGGCGGCGGAGTTATGGGATTATGATCCCGCGCAAGAACGTCCTGCATATCGATATCGAGACTTATAGTAGTGTAGACATTGCAAAGTCCGGGCTGTACAAGTATGTACAGTCTCCGGACTTTCAGATTCTACTGTTTGCTTACGCTTACGATGATGGACCTGTTGAGATCATAGATCTTGCACAGGGGGAGAAACTTCCGGAAAAAGTGATCAATGATCTGAAAGCACCGGCAACGATCAAGATGGCGCATAATGCAAACTTTGAGATCAATGCATTAAGTCAGTTCTATGAGATCTGGCCGGATCAGTGGCAGTGTACGATGATCCATTCTCTTTACTGCGGGTATCCGGCATCCCTTGCAGGAGTTGGGAAAGCAATGGGATTCCCTCAGGAGAAGCAAAAGATGGCGGTTGGAAAAGCACTGATCCGTTATTTTTGTGTACCATGCAAGCCTACAAAGAGAAACGGCGGACGCACAAGAAACTTTCCTGAACATGATATAGAGAAATGGAACCTGTTTAAGGAATACTGCAAACAGGATGTGGAAGTGGAACGTGCGATCGAGGACCATCTGAAGGATTATCCAGTTCCAACGCAGGAATGGACCAACTGGCATTATGACCAGACTATTAATCAACAGGGGACTCAGCTGGACCTTGCACTGATCAATGGGGCATTGGAATTAAGTGATCAGGCAGCATTAAAGCTTGGAGATGATATCCGGCGTGTTTCTGGAATCGATAATCCGAACAGTGTTGCCCAGTTAAAACAGTGGTTATCCGAAAAGCTAGGAAAAGATATTGATAAGTTAGGGAAAGAGGCAGTGAACGAACTGTTAGAAGCTCCACAGGTAAAAGCAAATCCCGCGGTCTATTATGTTCTGAAGAAACGTAAAGAGATGGCCAAGAGTTCCGTGAAGAAATACACAGCTATGGGAAATGCAGTCTGCAAGGATGGAAGAGTCCGTGGATTATTACAGTTTTATGGTGCAAACAGAACAGGAAGATGGGCAGGACGTCTGGTACAAGTTCAGAATCTTCCGAGAAACTATATTCCGGAGTTGTCACTGGCAAGGAATCTGGTAAAACAGGAAAATGCAGCGATGCTGGAACTGACTTATGGCAGTCTGCCAGATACGATCTCACAGCTGATCCGGACAGCATTTGTTCCAAGAGAGGGATATGAGTTTGTCGTTGCAGACTTTTCAGCGATCGAAGCGAGAGTGATCAGCTGGTTAGCTGGAGAGGATTGGAGACTGGAAGTCTTCCGTACCCACGGCAAGATCTATGAAGCCTCAGCTTCCAGTATGTTTAACGTACCGATCGAGAAGATCAAAAAAGGAAATCCAGAATATGCACTCAGGGCAAAAGGAAAGGTCGCAGAACTTGCCCTCGGATACCAAGGCGGTACCGGAGCGCTGATTCAGATGGGTGCCTTAAAGATGGGACTTACGGAAGAAGAACTTCCTGATATCGTACATCGATGGAGAACAGCAAACAAACGGATTCAGGATTTCTGGTATACCGTAGAGAATTGTGCGATCGAGACGGTAACACTTGGAACAACAAACCAGATTCAGCACGGGATCACGTTTATGAGAGATGCAGATTATTTTATGATCAAACTTCCTTCCGGACGATGCCTGTTCTATCCAGATCCGCAGATCGGAGAGAATGCATGGGGAAACAAGAGTATCACATACATGGGCATCGATGGAACCAAGAAATGGCAGAGACTTGAAACCTATGGTGGAAAGCTAGTCGAAAATATTGTACAGGCAGTGGCAAGGGATCTGCTGGCGAATGCGATCCGAAATATGTTATTTGGTGGTTATCTCATCAACTTCCATATTCATGACGAGATCATAGCGGAAGTGCCAAAAGGTTCTGATCTGACACTGGAGAAAGCCATTGATCTGATGTGTAAGGCTCCGGAGTGGGCAGAAGGACTGCCATTAAATGCAGATGGATTTACAGGAGATTTCTATAAGAAAGAGTAGGAGGAACGGCATGTTTCAGAATGACTTAAAAATTAAAATATCAACGGGAAGCAGCCGAAAATCAAAGACCTGGCTAAAGCAGGAGATGTACTGGTCTGATTTTGTGGAGAAGCTTGAACATCCGATCAGAACAGAAGAGACTCTGGCAGAATATATGGGTTACCGCAAAGCGAAACAGGATGAGATCAAAGATGTCGGTGGTTTCGTTGGTGGCGAACTTTCCGGAGAACAGCGAAGAAATGAAAATGCCGGTTATCGCTATCTGATTACATTAGATGCCGATCATATAAAGCCGGGTGGAACTGATGAGGTGATCGGCATCTTAGAAAACCTTGGTTGTTCTTATGTGGTCTACAGTACCAGGAAGCATGAAGAAGCAGCACCGCGACTTCGAATCATTCTGCCACTGGATCAGCCGGTTTCTCCAGATGAATATGAGCCGATCGCAAGACGTGCTGCAGAGTATATCGGAATGGGTATCTTTGACCCGACAACATTCGAAACAGTCCGATTAATGTACTGGCCAAGCTGCAGTAAAGACAGCCAGTATCGATTCCGCTATGCGGACAAGCCGTTTTTAAGTAAAGACGGAATGCTTGCGACATATGATAACTGGAGAGATATCACACAGTGGCCGGAAGTGCCAGGAGCGGTAAAGCTTCGTGATCGCAGTATCAAAAAACAGGGGAATCCATTAGAAAAGAAAGGAATCGTCGGTGCATTCTGTAAGACCTATACAGTGGAACAGGCAATGGATACGTTTCTGGATGGCATCTATGAACCATGTGATACGCATCCGGGGCGCTATACCTATACAGAAGGTTCGACAGTTGGCGGAGCCGTGCTGTATGAGGATGGATTATTCTTATACAGCCATCATGCCACAGATCCTGCAGGTGGAAGATTATGCAATGCATTTGATCTGGTCCGGATCCATAAGTTTTATGAACTTGATTATGGATCAAAGGAAGGAACGCCGATCACAAGGCTTCCATCCTTTTCTGCAATGTGTGAGTTTGCGATGGAACAGCCAAATGTTGCGAAAGTCATTACTGCAGAACGATATGAACGTGCACAGTCTGAATTTTCACAGGATATATCAAAAGAGGATCTTGACTGGATGGAAAAGCTAAGCTGCAGTTCACAGACAGGAATGCCGAATAAGACAATCGATAACGTGTTGATCATTCTGGAGAACGATCCAAACTTAAAGGACCGATTATATCATGATGAATTTGCAAACAGAGCAACTGTCTGCAGACCGATGCCGTGGGAATTTCATCCGGAGTTCCCTTATAAGGATCGCGCATGGACCGATGAAGATGATGCCGGATTAAGACATTACATGGAGAAGACTTACGGGATCACAGGAGAAAAGAAGATATTAGACGGCATGGCGATCTATGCAAATCGGCATAAAAGACATAAGATCCGCGAGTATCTTACAAGCCTTAACTGGGATGGAATCAGACGATTAGATACACTGCTGATCGATTATTTCGGGGCAGAGGACTCTGAATATGTACGTGCTGCCACAAGAAAGACTTTATGTGCCGCAGTCGCCAGAGCCATGCATCCAGGATGTAAGTTTGATTACATGCTGATCCTGTCCGGAGCACAGGGTGTTGGAAAGAGTACATTTTTTTCAATGTTAGGCAAGGACTGGTATTCCGATTCAATGAGTACGTTTGAAGGGAAAGATGCAGCGGAAATGGTGCAGGGATACTGGATCATCGAAGCAGGAGAACTGACTGGATTTAACAGATCAGAGATGAATGCGGTCAAACAGTTCTTAAGCAAGAAAGAGGATGTCTATCGTATGCCGTATGGGCGCAGGACCGCGAATTTTCCACGAAACTGTATCATCGTAGGAACTACGAACGATAAAGAGTTCTTAAAGGATAGAACAGGAAATCGTAGATTCTGGCCAGTTGGACTCGGAAAACAGAAACCAAAGAAGAACATCTTTCGGGAACTGCCGGCAGAAGTTGATCAGGTATGGGCAGAAGCGGCTGCAAGATGGATGTTAGGAGAGCCGCTGTATATGTCTGGAGATGTTGCCAGAGTGGCACAGGAGAAGCAGGAGACTTACAGAGAAGCATCTCCAAAAGAAGGTGTGATCAGAGAGTTCCTAGAGAAGAAGATTCCAACAGATTGGAAGGAAAAGAGTCAGGCACAGAGAAGGTCATTTTTCAACAGTGAATTTCAAGTAAAGGATGAGAGCAGTATGGTTGAACGTGATCGAATATGTGCGGCTGAGGTCTGGTGTGAGTGCTTTGGCGGTGATCTCAAACAGATGCGAAGACAGGATACGATAGAGATTAATGGCATTCTAAATTGTATCGATGGGTGGCAACGCATATCATCTGTAAGGTTCGGTCCATATGGGACACAGAGAGGATATACGCGTGTAAACAGAGTGTTGACAGATTAAAAAGTAAACATACAATATTTGGAAACGTAAACAACAGAAACATTCAGTAAACAGAGCATTGATTACAAGAAAAATGGCTTAAATCCTATATCTAATGCCTATATAAACATTGTAAACATTAAATTATATATAAATAAAATATAAAGGGTAATGGTATAGTGGTACCCCATGTACGCCTATACACGCGTATATATAGGGGGACAATGTAACATTGATTACAAGCAAAGGAGAATGACATGAGAGAAAGCAGTATAGAATCTAAGTTCAGGGATGAAGTAAAAGAGGTCGGTGGTATGGCGTATAAGTTTGTATCCCCGGGCAATGCTGGAGTACCAGACAGGGTTGTAATCCTTCAAGGCGGAAAATCCGGATTCGTAGAATTGAAGCGGTCAGGAGAAAAAACGACACCGCTTCAGAAAGTTCAGATCCGTAAGATCTTAGCAACAGGATGTTATGCAACCGTTCTTGATAACAAAAAAGATATTGACCGAGTGATCTGGGAGATCGAAGCATGGAATCCGGGTAAGTCCCCGGACAAGATCGCAGAATTAGAACAGAGAGGCATGATATGAAATTCGTACCACACAATTATCAAAGATACTGCATTAACCGGATGATCACAGACCCAGTCTTAGGGTTGTTCCTGGACATGGGCCTTGGAAAGACAGTGATCACACTGACAGCAGTCAATGATCTGAGATTCAATCGGTTTGCAGTCCGGAAAGTTCTTGTCATCGCGCCGAAGAAAGTTGCAGAAGATACGTGGACAAGAGAATCACAGAAATGGGATCACTTAAAGATGCTTCGGGTGATCCCGGTCCTAGGAAGTATCAAACAGCGGATCAGAGCGATTAACACACCGGGTGATGTCTGGGTATTATCAAGAGATAATGTCTCATGGCTGGTTGATTATTATAAAAATGACTGGCCGTTTGACATGGTGATCATTGATGAGTTGTCGAGCTTTAAGTCCAACAAAGCAAAACGATTCCGAAAATTAAAAAGTGTCAGGAATCACATCCACCGGATCGTAGGGCTTACAGGAACACCGACTCCGAATGGACTGGAAGACCTGTGGGCACAGATCTATCTTCTGGATGAAGGAAAACGACTAGGAAAGACATTAACCGGATACCGTGATAATTACTTTACACCAGGAGCAAGAAACGGAAATGTGATCTATGAGTACAACCCAAGGACATGGGCAGACGAAGAGATCAATGAACGGATCAAAGATATCTGTATCTCCATGAAAGCAGAAGATTATTTGGAATTACCAGAACGGATCGATAATGTCCGTCACATCAAACTTCCGGATAAAGCAAAGAAGCAGTATGAAGAACTGGAGAAGACGATGATCGCGGATATCGATGGAGAGACCATTGACGTTACAAGTGCAGCGGCTTTAAGTAATAAATTACTGCAGCTTTGTAACGGAGCTGTCTATGATGCAGACGGTATATACCATGAGGTGCATGATGAGAAGATCGAGGCCTTAAAAGAGATCATCGATGCAAATGCGGGAAAAGGGATTTTAGTGTTTTATAACTTTAAGCATGACAAGGCACGGATCCAGAAAGCTTTGAAAAAGAGCAAGCTTCGGATCGGAGAGTTAAAGAATCCGGACAGCATCACAGCCTGGAATAATGGGCAGATGGATATCCTACTTGCACATCCGGCAAGTGCAGCATATGGATTAAACCTTCAGGCAGGTGGACACATCATTGTCTGGTTTGGGCTTAACTGGTCCTTGGAGTTATACCAACAGGCAAATGCCAGACTATACCGTCAGGGGCAGAAAGAGAATGTTGTGATCCATCATTTAGTCACTGCCGGTGGGTATGATGAGAACGTCATGGATGCGCTGGAAGCAAAAGAAGTTACACAGGATTCATTCCTGAATGCCTTAAAGGCAAGGATCAAGAGCGTGAAAGGAGAGAACGATGGGAAAGATTGATGCAAAGATGGAAGGCAGGACTGAAGGATTGGAACTTGCTTTACGCATTGTCAAAGAAGGTGGAGCGGAAGCCTTAGAGAAAGAAATGAAACGCCGGAGAGTTACAGGAATCAAGGTTCCTGTCGATCATAGAGAAATGGATAAAGCAGCACAGAAGATTAAGGAGCAGATCTTGGATACCGTTCTTGCTATGAGCGTCATGGTGCTGAGAGATGAGTTTGGTTTTGGTAAGAAACGGCTGGATCAGTTCAAAGCAAGGTTTAACTTGAAAACAGAATGCATGAATGACGGATTAGTTACGTGGGCAGATATCCTGGAGGCGATCAGAGATGAGACTGGTATTGAGCTTACGATCAGAGAAAATCGTTAAGGAAAGTTAAGGAGTGAATTAATTATGGCAAAGATCAGACAGAAGCTTGCGAAGGTCTATATTCATTCGCAGGATAATGGCAATGACTTTGGAATCATCGATCATCTGGCTGAGGTCGGATATGATGTCGATTTCGAAGTTGTGGATAATGGAGTTGGCAATAAGGTGATCTCTTGTGAGATCTATGACGCAGGGGGGGAGAAAGACAATGATCAAAAATAACAGGACAGCAATGAACGCATACAAGAAGACCAGAGAGAAACATGGTGGGGCTCGTCCCTGCTGCGTGGTCTGCAGCGAAGTGATGGATCCGGAGGACGATGAGACAGAGTGGTCTAGAACAAAGAGAAGGACAGATTGTTTTGTACATAGGCATTGCGTGAAACACTGGGGAGACGTTTAAGTGCAAGGTTGATCACGAAAAATATCCAGAAGTGAAGTAGAAAGACAGATTTAAAAATATGATGGAGGGCTAATCTATGATCATTGGATTTTTAAGCGGATTATTTATCGGAGCAGTTGCAGGAGTGGCAGTTATGTCGCTCTGCGCCGCAGCGAAAGAGAGGGATGAGTTATGACAAGGGAGCAGAAGATATGGAGATTAAATAAGCATTGCAGCAGGCATAAATGCAATCAAGAAGAATGTAGAATTTATCAAGAATGTAGTGATAGTGCTGGTGAACTTCTTGAAACTTTAGATGATACAGAGATTGATAAATTGTATAACAAGCTGTTTGGACCATCAATTACCGATAAGCTGACAGGAGTAATTAAGGAGTGATACATAAATGGGATATCAAGATTGTCCATGTTTCAAGTGTAATCATGGCGGAGAAAGAGAAAAACGAGTTGAATGCCGAAGAAAGTGTACTGAATTTACTGCATGGAAGTTAAGTATGCAGGCAATAAGACAAAAGAAAAAAGAAGATAAAGACAAATATTATTCGACAACCAAAGGGAAGTTTTACAAAAGAAACCTGATGAAGCAAAAAGGTGGAAGAAAGATATGGTAGATCCATGCAAGGCCTGTGCAGAGATAATCTGCATGGGCATTTGTGCCGATCGGGCGCAATACAAGCAAGAGTATCAGGAGATGGCGGATCGGATAAGGCAGCAGATAATAAATCGTAACAGGAGGGGAGAACGTGGACAAGAACGTACTGATCCAATACACAGACATGATTGAAGAAGTAAAAGATATAAGAAAAAGAATCTTGCAAACAGAGAAGCAGATCAGCAGGATTGAGGAAGAAGGAACCGTAAAAGACACAGTAAGCGGTGGCATGGGTGGAATACAGCACTTTGTCGTTGAGGGTATGCCAGTACCAGAACTTAGCAGAAAGAAGCTGCTGCTTAATAAGCGAAAAGCTATGTTGATCGAAAAAGAAAATGAACTTCTGGAACTCATGAATCAAGCGGAAGAATATATAAATAGCATTGAGAAGAGCGAACTAAGAATGATGTTTAGATTTTATTACATTGATGGCATGACGTGGCTACAGGTAGCACATAAGATGAATCAGTTACACCCTAAAAGGCGAGTAGCTTATACGGAAGACAGCTGTAGAATGAGAAATACAAGATTTTTTCAAGAAAATTAGAAAATGTTCGGTTACGTTCGCAAAAAATAGGCTAATATATAGGCTAGAGCGATTAGATGAAGTGATACTTCATAAATGTTCCTTTTTCTTGCTAATAAAAATACGTACAAAATACGCATAAAATTATTGACTTATACGCATTTTGTACGTATAATAAACATATAAACTAAAAAAAGGAGAGTTTTTCATGAAGAGAAGAGATTTGATTAAACTCCTTGAAAAAAATGGATGGTATTTAAAACGGAATGGTGGGAACCATGATCTATATACAGATGGTAACAGAATTGAGCCAATTCCAAGACATCCAGAGATTAAGGAGCGATTAGCTAAATCTATTATCAAGAAACTGGGGCTTTAAGCCCCAGACTTGGTGGATTCATGAAAAACAAAAATGAAAAAAGGATCAAACGGCAAGATTTTAGGAGGAATGGAAACATGGCAAAGAAAGTAGCGTATCCGGTTATTTTAAAACCGGATCAAGAAGGGTATTATGTAGAAATCCCTGATTTTGATATCGCTACAGAAGGCGATACAATAGCAGAGGCTATGGAAATGGCCAGAGATGCTATTGGATTGATGGGGATTGATATGGAAGATGAGAAAAAAAGTCTTCCAGAACCAAATTCAAAAGCTCAAAATGTAGAAGCAGGAGACACAGTAACACTTGTAGATGTAGACTTTACAGAGTACAGAAAGAGAGTGGATAATAAAGCAGTTAAGAAAAACTGTACAATTCCATATTGGATGAGTGTAGAAGCCGATAAAGCGGGAATTAATTATTCACGAGTATTACAAGATGCAATTTCTAATATATTAGGAGTTGCGCGTACAACAAAAGGTTAATCAAATCTCAAAATATATTGAATTAAGCACCTTCGGGTGCTTTTTTCGTGCATAAATTTAAGGACCTCTAGCTCAGCAGGTCAGAGCAGTCGACTTATAACCGATCGGTCCAGGGTTCGAGTCCCTGGAGGTCCATTTAAGAAATAAGAAAGAAGGTGGTAATGTGTGAATGAAGAAAAAAACTACATACTTGCAGAGTCTGATTATGTAGCCGGAATGAAGTATAAAGACATTGCTGCCAAGTATGGAGTCTCGATGAATACTGTGAAATCGTGGAAGAAACGATACGCATGGTCGAGGAACAAAAAGACAGAATGCATCCAAAAGGGGTGCACACAAAATAAAAAGGGTGCACACAAAAAAGAAGCCGTTGCGGAGGATGTAAGTCAGGTCGTGATCAACGATGAACTTACCGATCAGCAGCAGCTTTTTTGTTTGTACCAATCCAGAATGTTTAATTATACGAAAGCTTACATGAAAGCTTATCCAGGATGTACTTATGCATCTGCTGCCGTATTAGGAAGCAGGCTTATGAAGAATCCAGTGATCAGAAAAGAGATTGAACAGCTAAAGCAGAATCATATGAACAGGGAACTGTTAAAGCAGGAAGATATTTTTCAAAAGTACATGGATATTGCGTTTGCAGATGTGACAGATTATGTATCGTTTGGGCGAGAAAATATTCAAGTCATGGGCGCTTTTGGTCCAGTAATGGTAGAAAACAAAGAAACTGGAGAGAAGGAAGTTCTCGAAAAAGAAGTCAATACTGTGAAATTCAAACAATCTGAAGAGGTTGATGGAACGTTGATCACGGAAGTGAAGCAAGGAAAAGACGGAGCGAGTATTAAGCTGGTTGATAAGATGAAAGCTTTACAATGGCTTGCAGATCATATGGATATTGCTACAGTTGAACAGAAAGCTAAGATTGAGCAGATCAGAGCTAAGACAGAACAAATCAGACACAGTGAAACTGATACAGGAGAAGATGCGGTTCAATCTTGGATGGATGCTGTAAAAAAAGCGAGGGAATCAGATGGATGATAGAGTATTACATGATTTCCTTGTAGAGAGTATTCCTTTATGGCAGCAGAATCCAGTTCAATTTTTTGGAGAGGTTCTTTCTTTTTATCCAGATGAATGGCAGAAAGAAGCAGCATTTGCTTTAAGAGATAATCCGAAAGTAACGATAAAATCCGGACAGGGTGTTGGAAAGACAGGATTTGAAGCTGCGACACTGCTGTGGTTCTTAAGTTGCTTTGAAAATGCAAGAGTTGTAGCAACGGCTCCGACACTTCACCAGTTAAATGATGTTTTATGGGCCGAAGTTTCAAAATGGCAGAGTAATTCGCCACTATTGAAAGAAATACTGCAATGGACCAAAACAAAAATATCTATGATTGGCAGCAAAGAACGTTGGTATGCAGTAGCAAGAACAGCAACCACTCCAGAAAATATGCAAGGGTTCCATGAAGACAATATGCTGTTCATTGTTGATGAAGCTTCTGGTGTTGCGGATCCGATTATGGAAGCAATCTTAGGTACTCTGACAGGAGCCAATAATAAATTGCTGCTTTGTGGAAACCCGACAAAAGCAAGCGGTACATTTTACGACAGCCATACATCGGATCGTAAATTATATTATTGCATCACTGTAAACTCCGCAGAGTCTAAAAGAACTAATAAGGACAACATTGATTCTCTGATCAGAAAATATGGAGAAGAAAGTAATGTTGTCAGAGTCAGAGTAAAAGGATTGTTTCCTAAACAAGATGACGATGTTTATATGCCGCTGGAAATGCTTGAGGCATCAATCATCTTGGAAGAGATACCACCGGCTGATATTTGTACTTTAGGAGTTGATGTGGCTCGATTTGGAAATGATGATACAGTGATCGCAAGAAATATGAATAACAAGATCACATTAGAAAAAATCAGACATGGGCAGGACTTAATGAAAACTGTCGGAGATGTTGTTGTAGAGTGTAGGAATATCAGAGAAAAGTTTAAATATAAAAAAACAATATATGTGATCATAGATGATACTGGTCTTGGTGGAGGAGTAACAGATCGTTTGAATGAATTAAAATCGGAAGGAAAGCTATCTGGTGTAGTTATCGTTCCGGTTAATTTTTCTGCTGCCGTTCCAGACAAGAAAGCAGCAGAAAAATATCATGATATCACATCTTATGCATGGTCCATATTAAGAGATATGTTAGAAGAAAAAGAAGCAGTATTACCAAATGATACAGAGCTTATCGCACAATTAAGTGCGAGAAAATATGATCTTAGTTCATCAGGGAAGATACGGCTAGAATCGAAAAAAGCAATGAAAGAACGCATCGGAGAGTCTCCGGACCGGGCGGATGCTGTTGTTTTATCTTGCTACAGAAACAAAATTAAACCAATCAGTGTTCCAGGAAGTGATGTTGGAACAAAAGATAGTTACTGGAGGTGAAATAGCATTGTATGATGAAATAGGTCGCATCGGTCAAAATCGGTGGGGCGGTAGCTTTTACGAAGAATTTCTCCCAGAGTTGAGAGGACAACGAGGAGTAAAGGTATATACGGAAATGGAGTCTAACGATGATGTAATCGGAGCGATCATATTTGCGTTGGATACATTGCTTAGACAGGCACAGTTTTCCGTAGAGCCACAGGGAGACGATCAAAAGGATATAGAGGCAGCGGAGTTCGTTGAGTCTTGCATGGATGATATGCAGAGCACATGGACTGACACAGTATCGGAAATATTATCATTCCTTACATATGGTTGGTCATATCATGAGATCGTATATAAGAGGAGATCAGGGCGAACAGGAAACCCTAAGACGAACAGCAAATATGACGATGGTTTGATTGGATGGAGAAAGCTTCCTATCCGATCACAGGATTCGTTGTATCAATGGGAGTATGACGATGAAGACAACCTAATTGGCATGACGCAGATGCCGCCGCCAAACTTTGGACTTTATACGATTCCGCTGGAAAAGGCAATCCATTTCAGAACCCGATCCAGAAAAGGAAATCCAGAAGGAAGGAGTATCCTGAGAAATGCTTATCGTTCCTGGTACTTTAAAAAAGGGATTCAGGAATTTGAAGGGATCGGGATTGAAAGAGATCTCGCTGGTATACCGATGGTCACGCCACCAGAAGGTGTTGACTTGTATAATCCAGATGATCCCGAAGGCTCAAGAATGTTAACCTGGGCTTATAGTTTGGTAAAGAATGTCCGACAAGACAAAAGTGCTGGAATCGTGTTACCACCGGGATTTAAGTTCGAGCTTGTTTCCACAGGTGGAAGCAGACAAATTGATACGAACGAGATTATAAATCGTTATGATAGCCGCATAGCAATGACAACGCTTGCGGATTTTATTCTGTTGGGGCATGAACACACTGGATCATTTGCATTGTCCGATGATAAGACAGAGTTATTTGCTATAGCTATTGGATCATACCTTGACATTATCTGTGAAGCGTTTAATAACCAAGCGATCCCAAGATTGATTGATCTAAACGGAGAACATTTCAAGGGGATCACAGACTACCCGAAGATGGTTCACGGAGATATTGAAAAGATCGACATGAACAAATTAGCACAGTACATCCAGACGATGGTTGGCACTGGTGTATTGATCCCAGACGACGAATTGGAAACATATGTTCGAGAAGCCGCTAATTTGCCACCAAAGGTATCTGAGGATGAAAGGTTCATTGATCCTGATAGAGAAGATCAGCAGACAAATGATCTTGGATCACAGGGAAATAATGTACACCCAGAGGACAATCAGGACGTTGCCGAAGATGATGGAAAGGTACAGGAAGCCAAGAAACGATTAGGAAGGAGCTGATTATATGTTCCTATTCCGAAAGGTTAAGAAGCGTGGATCGATGAAGCCAAATGATGTGAAAGAAGCATTAGAGAGGTTTCTTAATAGCAGCAGTCCAGAATTAACACGCTTGCTGGTCAGGTATTGGAAGGATCAGCAGACGGTTTTTACATTTAAAGAGATCAGAGAAGCTATTCAGGCTGGTGTGATCTCCAAGAAATCTGTAGAAGAATGGCAACAGGATTATTCAAAACTGGTTCATGATAAGATTGCACCAGAGATGGTTAAAGCAATGAAAGCTGGTGCTAAAAATCAAAACCAGCACAAAGGAATAGACATTGGATATAAATTTGATGCAGATCATTGGGCGGTATCTGATTGGTTGGAAAATCACACAGCTGAGCTTGTAACGAATTGTACAAGAGTACAGAAAGATGCAATTCAGTCAATGATCGATATCGGAATAAGAAAACATATGGGAACAGATGAGCTTGCAAGGTTTATCCGTCCCTGTATTGGTTTAACAAAGCCACAGACTCAGGCAGCTATGAAGTATTATGAGACGATCAAGGCAGAGTTGGAGAAGAAACACCCAAGAACAAAGCCAGAAAAGATTGAACAGATGGCAAGAGACAAGCAGATGAAGTATGCAGAACGTCAGCTCAGAGAAAGAGCAAAGACGATCGCACAGACCGAAAGAGCATTTGCCTATGAGTATGGCAGATACCAGCATACAAAGAATCTTGTCGATCAGGGTATATTACCACCACAGGACAAAAAATGGTCCGCAACGGACAGTGAGAATACATGCAGCACATGTAGAGAACTGAACGGCAAAGTTGTTGGAATGGACGAAGAATTTGCCCCAGGTAAGCTACTTCCTCCGCTTCATCCGAGGTGTAAATGCTGTGTGATGTATGTCAATTCAAAATCCATGGCAGCAAAGTATGAAACAGAAGAAGATGAACTGAGAGAGTACAGCACAGAGGAAATAGAAACCCATGCTAATAAAATGTCAGAGATTGCAGACAAACATCTTGATCTTGAAAGCTCATGGAGTGGAAAGGTCGTAGTTGATGATGATTCTGGTGTTTATGGTATCCAGTGGAACGGAGATATTATAACCAGACATGAAACAGCCCCACATATTTTGTTACATGAACAGTTACACGCTAGATCAGTTACAAAATATGATCATAAAATGTATAAACAGTATGAGAACATGGAAGAGGGTTCGGTACAGTTTGCAGCACAGGAGATTAGCAAGAAAGAGAATATACAAATTCTTGAATCACAGTACGATCATATGACAGAAGCTTTAAGAAATATAAATAAAGTTGCTGGGTTATTTAAAAATGATTATGATTTTGCAATGAAGCTTATTTCTGTTCCGTTACCAGATAGGTATGACTGGCTGAATAATATGATCTATGATAAAATGATGTTATCAGGAAATATTGAAGATTATCAGAAGGTATCGCATTGGATGGAGGCTTTAGAAAATGGAAAAACATCTTGAATTAAAAGAAAGATTCGATCAGCTAATGAAACAAGATATGGATGTATCAGAACACGAACAAGAATGGTTTGAATTACTGGACGACATGCATGAATGGTTAAAGGATAAGACAATTCCGAGAAATATTCGTAGGCAGTTTGAACCTTTAGGGATGTTAGAAGTAACTATGAAAATCTGTGACGGAATCCATTATGCAAATGGAACTGGACGATATGCAAAGAAAGAAGAATGATGAAGTACAAAGCAATAGAGCAGACAGTTCAGGCGGTGCAGATCACAGCTGATATTGATATGATCGCCCCTGACTGGTTCACAAAGAAAATGAATACCGAAGAAATTATGATAGATCGTACACAGCGTGACGGAGCAATCTCCGTTATTGGATGTACGATCTATTTTAATGCACGGAAATATAAAGGCAGCAGACTTGTTGCAAGAATAGGAGACTACGTTGTAAAAGATTCAGTCGGTCGGTTGAATGTAGTTCGCAAGAAAGACTTTGATCGGCTGTATAAGAAGGAGGAAGCATGAGATATTTTAACGATTATATACGATCCCCAGCACAGACACAGGACAGTATACGAAAGTCCTTGAATCGAGTAGATATTACTAAGAAGGACGAAGAAAAGCAGTACGTCTTTGGATGGGCTAAGATTGCAGTCGATGAGAATGGAAATCAGCTGGTTGACCGCCAGAACGATTTAATTGATCCGGAAGAACTAGAACAGACAGCATATACCTATGTAGAGTTCTATCGTGAAGCAGGAGAGATGCACGAGCGAGGCGGTGCAGGCGTTTTAATCGAGAGTATTATATTCACTAAGGAAAAGATGAAAACTCTTGGTATAGAGGAAGGTACGTTGCCAGAGGGCTGGTGGGTTGGATTCCATATCACAGACGATGAAGTATGGGCAAAGATCAAAGACGGAACTTATACGATGTTCAGTATTGAGGGCAAAGCGAAACGTATTGAAGTCGAGGAGGAAGAATGATGGACAAATATATTGGTGCAAAATTGATTCAGGCAGAACCAGAAAGAAATCCGGTCACAAAGGAAATCACAGGATACAAGGTTGTATACCCAGATGGGTACGAATCATGGTCTCCGAAAGATGTTTTTGAGAAAGCATATATGAAAGTGAATGATAATAAAAATCTTCCATCTGGAGTAAGTATCGGACCAGAAATGGTCGATGATTTTATTGCATCTACGGAGACAATCACGATGGGAGAGACAACAACAGTTGTTCGTTGTGTGCTTCGAAATGGTTTTGATATCGTGGAATCATCTTCGTGTGTTGATCCAAAGAATTACGATGAAAAGATCGGCAAAGATATTTGCATGGGAAGTATCAAAAACAAGATCTGGGAACTGTTAGGATTTTTGCTGCAACAGGCATGGCAAGGAATTAACTAGGAGATGATCTCATTCTTAAGATTAAGAAATCACACCGACAGGATGAATGGATCGTATACAACCCTGATTGCTTTGAATTGCACCATACGCACTGTAGGAATAAAAGAGTTGCGATTACAATTAAGAAGAACGTGGAACGTAGAAGGGTTCCAACATCCAGAAATCTAAGAACCTTGGAAAGTCACATAAGACTGACAGGGAATAAGAACTATAAAAGAAAGATTCAGAAAATCATTGACGAAGTGAAAGCCGAGATGAGAAACTGAAATTTATTCTAAAATTAAGTGAAATCTGAAATGAAAATAGACCATTTTGTTAAAAATGCAAATTGGTCTATTTTTTGTATCAAAAATTGCACTTTGCGTATCAAAAACGCAATAAAACGTTTCAAAAATGCAATTTTCGTGTTCAAAACTCGAAAAAGTGTCGTTAGAAAGGAGGAAACATGAAAACAAAAGGAAAGACAAAGCTGGAAGATCTGGAAGTAAAAAAGATCGATGCAGTAGATATCGGAGCAGATCAGAAAGCAAATATCCTGATTAAAAAGAGAGGAGGTACAGAAGAGCCGAAGGGAAACTTTTTCAAGAGATTCTTTAATGCGTTTTGTGACAGCTTAGGAGTAAATTCAGAAGATGTCAGAAAGTCCATGGAAGATGAAGCAACATCCTTTGATGATGTAATGAACGAAAAAAAGATCTATGACGTAAGGGATCAGATCTGGAATGCTTGTAACTCTCTGGAGCAGTCGATCGTGTCAATCTTACTCGATAAAGAGTGTGAGGATAAACAGGCAGCAATCGCACAGAGCATTGATCAGTTTAAGGCATTTTCGGATGATGCATCCAAGTCTTGGATCAAATTAGAACGTGCAGCAACAGACAAAGAAGATACTGTTGTTGCGGATGATTTTGAGATCGCAAAAATGCAAGAAGTCATTGAAAAATCTTGTGATCCAGAAACTATTAACAAAGAAAAAAAAGAAAAGGAGAATGAAATGGCATTTGATATTTCAAATATGACAGAGGAAGAAAAGAAAGAAGCATTAAAAGCATTACAGGATGATGCAAATGCAAAAAAAGAGGATACTGCAAAAAGAGCTGATATTGATGGACAGGTTCAGGAAGCAGTGAATAAAGCAATGGAAGGTGTTACAAAGGACTTCATTTCTATGATGGAGAAGATCATGGAACCAATCCAGAAGAGAGCAGAGGAAGCAGAACAGAAGTCCTTAGAAGAAGTTGCTAAGAAGTATGAACTCTTAGGAACAAAAGCAGAGGAATTAGTGCCAGTTCTGAAATCCATGAAAGCAACATCCGATGAAGCGTATAACAACTTCATTGCATCCATGGATAACAACCTTGCGGTAATTAAGAAATCGGGTCTGTTTGAGGAAATCGGTAAATCTGGTGGAGCTCACACAGGAAATGACGATACAGAAGGTGTTGCAAAGATGAACGCAAAGGTAGCAGAGATCAAAAAGTCTATGCCAAACCTTACTGATGCACAGGCACAGGATATCGTTATGCAGAATGATCCTGAATTAAGAGCAATGTTCGATAAATAAGAAAGGAGGTACAGAGAAGATGGCAAACAGAACATATGAATACAATCCAACTGGTGGAAGCCCAGTGATCAATGTTACAGCTGGAGCAGAACTCAAAACATCCGTAGCAGTTTTATTAACAAAAGATGGAGCGAAACTCCCTGAAGCCGGAAAGAAAGCAACAGGAATTGTGCTTCTTGGAGATGAAACAGCATCCAAAGGCGATGATATTACTGTTCAGATCAGAAATCAGGGCATGTGGACCGCTGGTGCAGCGTTTGATTCTGGAGATTTCCTTGCTGTTGATGAAGAGGGATTATGCCAGAAGGCAACAACAGGGCAGTACATCTTAGCTATGGCACTGACACCAGCGACAGCAAAAGGAGACATCGTAAACGTTGCGATCATCCATGCTGGATATGAAGCATAAATAAAGGAGGAATGAAATAAATGAACACAGGACATAACAACGCAGCAGCAATCGCAGTTGATATTGCGAAAGGATGGAAACCTAACTATTACTTAACAAATATGGCAATGTCATATTTTCAGGCACCGGGAATGAATGTTGCACCAAGTATCTTTCCGATCCTACCAGTGCAGGCAAGTACAGGAAATTACTATATTTTCAACAAGGAAGAGATTGCAAAAGATCAGGTAAAGAGAAAGCCTAAGTTCGGAGCAGTAGATCCGGCTGTATTCTCTCATTCAGATGATACTTACAAATGTGAGGTAGATCAGATCATCGTCGGAGTAGATAACATCACAGCTCTGGATTACCAGAGAACTGGAGCACCAGCAACGATTGATCCGAGACGTGCAAAGGTAAAACAGGTTTCAGAACAGATGAATCTGCACCTTGATATGGTCTTTGCAAACAAGTTTTTCAATGCTGACGCATGGGCAAATGTTAAGACAGGAGAAGCAACAGCTTCAACATCTAAACAGTTTGTGCATTTTGATGATGCAAACGCGGACATCGTAGGTCAGTTTGATGAGATGAAGAAAGAAATCCTTTTAAACGGACGTAGAATGCCTAACAAATTATGCTTAGGATACAGAGCGTATAAGGCAATCAAAAATCATCCGCAATTCTTAGAAAGAGTTACAGGTTCAGGGTCAACACCGAATCCAGCACTTGTTAACGAACAGGTAATTGCAGCGGTACTTGGTCTGGAAGAAGTAAAAGTTCTGTATGCAACTTATAATGCAGCAGAAATCGGTCAGAAAGCCGATATGAAATTTGTCTTTGACGATAACAGTGCATTATTAACTTATGCACCGAAAGAAGTAGATCTTGAAGAACCATCTGCCGGATATATTTATACATGGGATATGCTAGGAAACGGTCAATGGATGGCTACATCACAGTATGATGGACCAGGAGGATCACATTCAGAGTTCATCGAAGGGCTTATGGCAACGGATATGAAGAAAACTTCCGATGACCTTGCAACTTTCTTAACAGGATGTGTATCCAAGTAGGAGGTGCTTTATATGAATTATGTTGCATTAAAACCAGTAAACTTTGGTGGAAAGCGGTATAAGATCGGAGAGACTATTCCAGAGGGTGTCGTAGATGAACGACGCTCTCTTTTTTTAAAGAAGTCTGGACACATTGCAGAAGTAGCGAGCGTAAATGGAGCGTATGCAGAGGATTTAAATGTTAACCCTAACACTTTATCAATTCCTTTATTACAATCTAAGCACGAGATTGCAGTGAACGCACAGCAGTTATTACAGTTCTTTGCCACAATTCAGAAAACAATGGAAGAGGCAAAAATTGAGATTGCGACCATGACAGAGGAAGCGGTCTTACAGCTATTACATGAGATTGATTCGAGAAAAGGAATCAAGGCAGCAGTTGAAACAAGACTTGCCGATCTTTCTGTAGATTCCGATATTAATCCGGAAGAAACCGAAGAACCAGAAGAACAGCCGGAAGGTGGCGAGGAGAATGACGTATAACTATTTTCCAGATGAGATCAATACAAATGATGTTATGAAGATGCGGTTCGAATTGGCGGATACTGATGTATCAAAGGATGAAATGTCAGCTGCACTTTCCGATGAAGAGATCACAGCTGTATTAGAGCAGTATCCAGACAATTTTAAGATGGCAAAACTGAAATTGCTAGAACATATGATGCTCAAATACGGACAGGACGTAGACAACAGTGTTGGTCCTGTCTCTTTTAATTTTGGTAATCGAATGAATTTCTGGAAACAGCTTTATGATGATCTGAAAAAAGAAATTGCATCTTCCAGTGTTGGAATCAAGCCGTATGAGAATGAAAAACGAGAGTATTTTTACGTTGGAATGATGAATCATCCTGGAGGTGGACGCTTTTGAAAATGACATCAATCGGTAGACCATATCAATATATGCAGTCTTTCCGTGTTTACTGGCAGGATACAGAAGTCATGGACGATGGCATGGTTGTAAAGGGCGATGAAAAAGAAGCCCCTGATGCGATCATAGACGGTATACTAGCCGAAGCGGATATGAAGACAATGGAAATCTGGAAACAAAGCCAGACTCCGATCAGTCATACGATTGTGTCTTACCATCCAGTGGTTAAGCTAAGTAAGAACGATGTGTTACTGCTTGGCGATGATCCGTGCCATGATCGTAAGTTTATCGTGAAGGGTACAAAAGATCCAGCTGGAACAGGGCAGTTTTCCATCTATTATGTATTAGAAAGAAGTGATACAGATGGGCGTAGAAGCTGAATTTCAAGCATGTGCAAAGAATCTTGATGAAAGTATCAAAAGAGAGATGATGCGAAAGGGTGCAATGGCAACAAACACCCTTAGAAATATTGAGATCGAAGTATTGTCGAAAGGCGGTTCTGGAAAGAAATACAAACGGCTTCCGAATAGATCATCCGCACCGGGAGAAACACCAGCACCACAGTCTGGAAAGTTACGTCAGGACTGGGATGATCAAACTCTGATTGAAGGAGATCAAGTTACAAGCCGGATAAAAAGTAATTCAAAACACGCTGAATGGCTGGAAGGTGGCACAAAAAAGATGGCAAAACGACCATTTATTGATCCAATTAAGAAGAAAGCAGAGCCGGAGATTGTAAAGATCTTCGGTTCAGATTTTGAGGTAACTCTATGAAAGAAATAATTTTCAAGTACTTAAAACGACTGAATATTAACGGATTGGCTGCGTTCAAAAATGGACCAGCAATATTTTTGGATCAGGCACCTGATGATTCTGATTCAAGGTGGGATGGTTCGCAGTATGGGCGTATCATCTATGGGCTGAATCTGAAAGATGATTCAGAGCGTAAGGTTTCTGGAATGATGGAGATTGCAATAGCGTATCTGTTTAATAATCAAGGATATAAGAACTTGCTTGAAGCGAAGAAGATCCTGAAAAAGGCGTTTGAAGGAGTTTTCTTGACCGATGAAGATACAACGATTTCTCTTGTATGGAGAAAGTCAGAATCATTTCAGGAAGCAATCGAAGGGCAAATGGATGTAGAAGTATGTGGATCAGTGCTGACATTCGATGCATATGCTTTTCCAAAACATTCATACCTTCCGCTGGATGCAGTCGGTTCTTTGGCAAAGCACATTGATGAGAACTGGAACGTGACAGTGATCAATAACACGGAACTTGACGAAATCTGGAAGCCGGATGATGAAGAAGTGGTTGTTTATACTAGACTGGATTCTATGCAGCCAGGAACGTTCCCATCGACATATGCTTGTACATGGTTTACAAACAACATCAAGGTACATGTGATCTCCGGATCGGATGTAAATGCTGATCAGTTTGTTATGAACTTGCTGCAAGATTTACAGGAAAGAGAGCGGTTCGTTATGAATGATGGATCGCCGTTTTTTGTAAATCAGCTGGCATACAGCACGAAACTTGATCCATTAAAAGATGGACAGGTAACGGTAAGAGGTCAGTACGGAAAGCTACGAGATGTTGAAACAGTCGATGAATTAAAGACAATTACGATAAGTTAGGAGGAAACAATGGCAGAAAAGAAAGACGAAACAAAAACAGTGCCAGAAGTTACTTATACTGTGGATGAATATGCAGAAAATCCACAGGTGTTAGGAGTATCACAAGATATTATCCGAACAGCATTTGCAAGGGCAGGTGTTAAAGAAGCAACGCAGAGCACAGCAAAGAAACTTGTAGATACATTTAAGAAGAAGGAGGTATAAGAACTTGTCCGGATTATTTTTAAAAGGCGAGAAAAAGGAAAGAGCTGGAGTTTATCGCAGACATGAGCAGATCACAAATAATGGTGTAGCATCCGCAATGAACGGAGTTTTCTGTATTCCGGTTCATGCAGATTTTGGTCCAGTTGGAGAGATTCAGAAGATCACATCAAAGAGTGATCTTCTTTCACTTTATATGGAGAGTGGAACGATCGATGCAGCGGTAAAACTGTTTGATGCAGGTGCTAACACGGTATATCTTTACCGTCTTGGAACTGGTGGTAAAGAAGGAAGCCTGTCCTTACAGACAACCACAGCCACAAATGCAGTTACATTAAAGACAAAATATCCAACCGCTTTGAAATTCTCCGTAACTGTAAAACAGAAATTAGGAGATGAAACGACAAAAGAGTGTTCCGTTTACAATGGGGCAACACTTGTTGAGAAAGTAAGCTTTATCGCTGGTGCGGATGTAAATGAGGCTGCAAATCTGGTGGAAGCAATGAAAGACAGCAAGTATTTATCCGCAGAACTTGTTTCTGGAGCATCCGGGATCATGCAGACGGTTGCACAGCAGGCTTTGGCTGGTGGATCAGCACCGGCAGTCACAACAGAAGATTACAGCAATGCGTTTAATGCATTCGAAACTTATGCTTGGAATGTACTGGTGCTTGATACAGTTGAAGAAGATGTTAAAGCATTAGCGAAGACATACATGGAAAGAATCCATTCAAACGGTGCATTGGGTGTTTGCGTACTTGGAGAAGCGGCAGGAAAGTCACTTGCTACAAGAAAAACGAATGCAAAATCCTATAACGCACCATATTTTATTTACTGCGGTAGCGGATATTATAATACTGCCGGAGATAGGGTGGAAGGATACCTTGCGGCAGCAGTTCAGGCAGGTGTGATTGGATGCAAAGATTCAAGTACATCAATTGTACATACAGAGATTCCAGATGCGGAGTCATGCATTGAACAGCTGACGAATGAACAATATGTCGATGCGATCAAATCTGGATTGCTTCTTTTGTCAGAAGGTCAGGAAGGACAGGTATGGTTTGACAGTGGTGTTAATACTTATACAGTCCTTAACGAAAACGATGACGAAGGTTGGAAAAAGATTAAACGTACAGCTGTTCGATATGAGGTCTTTGATCGTATCAATAGAACGTTAGAGCCGCTGATCGGACGAATTAATAATGATTCTGTTGGCATAGATAATGTGATTCAGGAAGCCAAGAAGGTTCTGGCTCAGATGAACAGAGAAGGAAAAATCTTAGATACTTATGAATTTTATGAGGATACGAATAACCCTCATGCAGCTGATTATGCAAACTTTATTGTTAGTGTCGATGACATTGACAGTATGGAAAAAATCTACTTAACTTATCAGTTTCAGTATATTGCTCAGTAGGGAGGTGTTATAGATGAGTGGAAAAGGCTTTGATACAAGAAAATTAATGACTGGAAAGGATGGAAAACTATACATTACTGTGGATGGAGAATCTATCTGGTTTGCTTCCGTGGAAGAGTTTTCTATCGGGATGAATGTTTCTAATGTAGATTTTCATCCGGCTGGAGATGTACAGACGTATGGAGTTCCGGACAGTGTTAAATTCACAGCATCTTTTACAGAAGCTGTTGTGAGGGATGATCTTACAATTATTCCAATCTTAGATGCAATTAAAAGTGGAAAATTCCCTATTTTTTCTCTCCAAGGTGGTGCAACAGAACCGCTTGAAGGTGGGGAAAGCAAATTCTTACTTGATGAATGTATTCTTGATGGAGATACAAATATCCTTGATGTTAAACCTGGAGAGGTTATTAAGAGACAGATGCAGTTCATTGTTAATAGCGTACCAGACTGCATTAAATCATTAGCAGCATAAAGAAAGGAAAATAAAATGGCAGAAAAGAAAGAAACAAATGTTACGGTAACCGAAGATAATGAAATGGATCTGATCACGGGTCTTTTAAAAGCCGCAGAGTATAAAATAGAAGTACAGCAGCCATTGAATATTACAAGAAATGGACAGACATTGTTTAAATTTAATGTCCGACCATTATCTTTCGATGAAATTGCACAGTGTAGAAAGAAAGCTACAACTTATATGGCAAACCCAGGCGGAGCTTCACTTCCTCTCGTTGAGAAAGAAGTAAGTACAGCTGATTACATGGCATGGAAGATTTACACTGCAACAGTAGCGACTGACGGAAAGAAATTCTGGGATAATTCAGCGCTGAAAGAAGGATTAAAGAAAGCTGGTCATATGGTTATGACACAGAACGAAATTATCAAAGAGGTGTTAACAGCTGGAGAGCTTGAAGCTGTCAGCGATGCTATTGATAACTTATCTGGAGGCGGTGTTAGTGTAGTTGACTACGCAAAAAACTAATTGAATCCAGTCCGTTAGCTTCTATGCTTGCAGAAAATTATTTACGGACTGGAATGTTACCATCACAAGCCCTTGATCTTCCTGAAGGAGAGAGGGCTTTTATTTTTGCAGCAATTTTAAAAGCTATGGAAGGAGGAGATGCATAAATGGCAAACAAAGAAATTGTGATCGATGTTGTATCGGAATATTCCGACCATGCATCTTCTGGCCTACAGCAAACAGGGAAGAATGCAGAGAAAGCATCACGAGAGATGGACAAGCTTGGAAAGAAGCGTGCAAAGCCAAAATTAGGACTTGAAGATAAAGCAAGTCCAGTCCTCGACAAGTTTGGTAAAAAGGGAGACGGGCTCGGTAAAAAGACCTGGACTCCAAAACTTGGATTAAAAGACACTGCAACAGCAGGGATCAAAAAAGCTATGAGTGCTGGTATGAGTTTTGGTAGAAAGACTTTTTCAGCAGTCCTAAAAATCAATGACAAGGTAACAAGTCAGATCAAAAAAATCCCAAGTGTTATATCTAAGATCAAGAATTCTATATTTTCACTAAAAACTTTGGCTGGTGGAGTTATGACTGGAATTGCTGCAAAGAAATTGATAGCTGATCCAGTATCATTAGCAGACGAATTTCAGACATATCAAATTGGCTTTGAAACAATGCTGAAATCTAAAAAGAAAGCTACGAAGTTTATGGATAGTGCGAAGAAATTTGCATCTGTTACTCCGTTTGACACATCGGCCGTAGTATCAAATGCTCAAAGGATGTTGGCTTATGGATTCTCTGATAAAGACATTATTCCTGACCTGACGAAGATTGGTAATGCATCCGCAGCACTTGGAGCTGGAGAAGAGGGTATCTCTCGAGTATCCAGAGCTTTAGGTCAGATGAAAACAAACGGAAGATTGAACGCAGAGGACATGAATCAGCTGACAGATGTCGGTATAAACGCATGGAAGTATCTTGCTGATGCAGAGGGTAAATCCATAGCCCAGATCAGAGAAATGTCTCAAAAGGGCGAAATCAGTGGAGACAAAGCAGTTAAGACAATCCTTAATGGGCTGAAAGAATTTGATGGAATGATGGACAAAACATCTAATTCGACGGTTTCTGGATTAATGTCAAATATTAAAGATACGTTCGACATAAACATTGTTTCTAAATGGGGAAAAGGTCTCCAGAAGGGAGCAACGAAAGGTTTAGGAGAATTTGCAGACTATCTTGATAAATCCGATGCAAAACTAAGAGAAGCTGGAACATCACTTGAAAAACTTGGAGAGTATGCAAGTACATCTGTATTCAAGGGACTTGAAAAGGCTGGAGATAAGATTGACGATCTTATTAGTATGCCAAAATTCCAAAATGCTTCAATCGGTGGCAAGATTAGTATTGCTTGGGATGAACTGATTGTAAATCCGTTTTCTAAGTGGTGGGATTCTAAAGGAAGACCGGCGATCGTTAAAAAGATTACTGGGATTGGAAAAGATATTGCAAAAGCTGGTGGAAACTGGTTCAAGGAATCTCTTAAGGATCTGTTACCAGGCGGAGATAAAGCTGGTATCGCAGATTATTTAGCTGGATTTCTTGGATTATCTGGAGGGCTAAAGCTGTTTAAAGGTGGAAAAAGTCTATACGATCTGATCACTGGCGGTTCTGGAGGTGGAGGAAAAACAAATCCTTTGGGAGATTCTATTGGAACAATCAATGTGTCCGCGGCAGTTGTAAATGTGAACGGAGGAATTGGAAACGGAAATTCTACAATACCGGGAACAAATCCGACAGGTAATAAAGAAATCTGGTTACCAGAAAGCGTAAAGCGAAAAATGCAACAAACTGAACCGAAAACACCATCTGGACCGACAAGGACACCGGGTGGCTTGTTTGGTTTAGGCGGTTCTGGTGTCACGCTGAAAAATGGAGAAACCGTA